ATAACTTGCGTGAGGATCAATGGCAGATTCTGGAGCCAACGATTCGCAAGCAAGGCTCCGAGATTTGGATTATCTTCAACCCAAATCTAATTACAGACTTTGTATATAAGCGGTTTATAATCAATACGCCACCAAACTCGATTAAGCAAAAGATTAACTATCTTGATAATCCATTCCTATCCCAAACCATGTTTGATATTATCGAAGCATGTAAAGCAGAGGATCAAGAGGATTACGAGCATATTTACCTTGGTGAGCCGCTAACCGACGATGATAAGGCTGTAATCAAGCGGTCGCATGTGTTAGCGGCAATAGACGGACATATCAAGCTCGGCATTCAACCAAGCGGAAGAAGAACAATAGGCTTTGATGTTGCTGACGCGGGTGAAGATTATTGCGCCACTGTTCAGGCTTACGGGGCGTTAGCTGAAAAGCTTGATGTATGGAAAGCAAAAGAACATGAGCTGCCAACATCCGCTCGAAGGGTTTGGACCCAAGCCAGGGATGCAAACGCTTTGATTCGGTATGATGCTATAGGGGTTGGTGCTGGATGTGGCGGTAACTTTATCGATTTAAACAAAGCATCCGGCTCGAGAATACAGTTTGAGGCGTTCTTTGCTGGTGGTGCAGTGACGAGACCTGATGCGATATACAAGTTTACCAATACAAAAAACCGCGATTATTTTAGTAATATCAAGTCGCAAGCATGGTGGAATTTAGCAGATAGATTCGCTAATACGTATAATGCAGTGCATAAGGGACAAGTATTTTCAGAAAATGATATGATATTCATATCATCAGAGATGGAAAACTTAAGCCAGCTTATTGATGAGTTATGTATCCCTAAGCGCGACTTCGACTTAGCAGGGCGCGTTAAAGTGGAAAGCAAAAAAGACTTAGATAAGCGCGGGATAGCATCTCCTAATATGGCTGATGCTTTTGTCATGGCCTTTACCGAATCAACCCAGGGTGGAATATTTTAATGTTCGGATTTAGAAAGAAACAACCGGAAATAAAGACTGAGACCGATTCGGAAGAATTGCCAGCGACGCAAACTTATAGCGACTCTTTAGTAAAAAAAGATCGGCAAGAGATAATTAAGTCAGCGCTTGAGTCGGCATTCACTATTAAACCGCAGAAATCAGAGCTGGCAGCAACGCAGGATTTCTTCGATCAGAATGTAGGGACTGGTAATGCTTTCGGCAATTCGCTTGCTCAAATACATCTTGATTATTTCGCCTCTAAGTCGTTTATTGGGTTTCAGGCTTGCGCTATCTTTGCACAGCATTGGTTAATAGATAATGCGTGTACAATCCCGGTCGATGACTCGCTTAGGAAAGGCTACGAGCTAACCAAGAATGACGGCAAGAAGTTCGATGCTTCTGTCTTATCGGGAATAAAAGAACTTGATAAGCAATTCGATATTATCAATAAGGTTAGAGATTTTGGCAAGTTTGGCAGAGTGTACGGTATTCGTGTTGCTGTTTTTAACGTCGATAGCGCAGATCCAAAGTATTACGAACTGCCATTTAATATAGATGGAGTCAAGAACAAATCTTATAAAGGGATTAGTTTTTTCGATCCCTACTACATTACGCCATATCTAACAGCCGACAACACGCGCCCAGGATCACAGTCATTTTATGAGCCTGACTATTGGATTATCAACGGCAAGAAATACCACAAATCCCATTTAGTAATTTTTAGACACTCAGATGTAGCGCAAGTGCTTAAGCCATCATATATCTATGGCGGAATATCGCTAACACAACAAATCTTTGAAGCGGTCTACAATGCAGAAATAACAGCATCAGAAGTGCCGATGATCGTTCAAACAATGCGGATGAATACGCTCAAGACAGACATCAAGCGCGCTATTGCCGATCCTGTTGGGTTTAAGGAAAGAGTCGGATTGATTCATCAATACCAAGACAACTACGGCACTCGTTTTATTGGGCTTGATGATGATTTTAGCCAGATTCAAACTACGTTAACCGGCTTGGATGAAGTCGTTATAGGTCGCTATCAAATCGTTGCTGCAGTCGCTAAAATGCCGATAGCCAAGTTAATGATGACGGACTTAACTGGCGGCCTTGTTAAAGGCGGCGGCGAGGAAGCGATCTACCATGAGTCCTTAGAGTCATTGCAAATGAAACTTAAGCCCATGCTAGAGCGACATTATCAGTTATTGCTTAAATCCGAATTTAAGCAATCGGATTGCATCGATGTTGAGTTTAACAAGCTTGATGCAATGACAGAGAAAGAATTAGCAGAGGTTAATTTAGCTAAATCGCAAACAGCACGAAACTATCAAGATGCAGGGTCGATTGATGGTCAGGATATACGAGACACATTGATTTCCGACCCACAATCAGGCTTTAACGGCCTCAAACCTTTAGCGGAATTCGGCGAAGATTTGACCGAGGATATTTAGCATGATCGATGAAAATGAGCTGATAGTTCAGGTTAAAAGCCTTGAGATTATGATAGGGCAAGTTATGATAATGCAAAAGGAAGTTAAAGACGATACGAAAGCATTAAGACTTGAGTATCAGAATTACCGTAAAGATATGGATCAGCGGTTAAGTCAGCTCGAATACTGGAAAGCAGCAACACAAGAAGCGAAAACAATTCAACGAATTGAGCAACTAGAAAAAGATCGAAGTAATATTGCATTTGGCTGGCGAGTCATTATAATAAGCGCTGGCTTTCTTGGTTATCTATTCCAAGAAAAACTTAAAAAAATATTACTAGGATAAAAAAATGATATTTGTATTTGGAAGCAATCTTGCTGGCATTCACGGTGCTGGCGCGGCATTACACGCTAGAAATGAATATGGCGCTAAATTAGGCGAAGGCATTGGAAGAACGGGCGGGGCTTATGCGATACCGACAAAAGACGAAAGAATTAAAACATTGCCATTGCATCGTATTCAGGAATATGTGACAAACTTTATTGTTTACGCCATAGAGCATCCTGAATTAAAATTCAACGTGACAGCTATTGGATGCGGCTTAGCCGGATATACACCAATGGCAATAGCTCCGATGTTTAAGGACGCGCCTAGTAACTGTATATTGCCGGATGAGTTCATAGCAATACTGGATGTGAAATGAGTTTAACACCCGGCTTTAGCTTCGAAGAGCTAGTTTTTATTGTTATCGGTTATTTCATATTTTGCCGATATAGGCCAGGGCTATTTCAGGTGTTATTTATTGCTGCGTGGTGTTTAATAGGGATAAGGCATTGAAAACAGGACGGACGTTAACGCCAAATTTAGTTGAAGCTAGCCGCGTATCATTGTCGATTAGCAAGCTAATAACGCAAATGTATAAGGATTATGTGTCCGTTGTTGAATTTCAGGCAACAATGGACAGTGACTACACGAATAGAATCGATCTAGCGTTAGATCGCGTTCGAGTTAAGTATGAGAATTTATTCGCTTTATATTCCGGTCACTGGGCTAACAGACTAAGCGAGTCTGCATTAGCAGCAAGTGACAATCAAATCAAGTCTACGCTTAAAGACATTTCAAAAGACTACGCATTTAAACCTCTCGACTTAAAGCAAGGTACGGCGTTATTTGATTCATTTCAGGCCGCAACAGCACAAAGCGCAAGCTTGTTTAAAACCATTCCAGATAGATTTCACGGCAAAGTACAAAATGCGGTATTGCAATCGATAGTCGAAGGAAAAGGCTTGCAAGACCTAAAGCCATTTTTTAGGAAGCTTGCGACAAGTGAGCGAAATTACGCGCATAATCGCTCAATGGATCAAACGAGAAAAGCTTTTAATTCACTATCGCTTCAACGCATGAAAGATGCTGGCATTACCCGGTTCGAATGGTTACATACGGGCGGAGGTAAAGAACCGCGAAAGTTACATCAGCACTTAAGCGGCAAGGTGTTCGACATCGATAAACCGCCCTTCATTGGAGTAATGTATGGACAGGACGTTTACGGCTATCCTGGGCAATTGCCAAACTGTCGTTGTCGAATGAAAGGCGTTCTGCCTGATTTAGATTAACTCAACAACTCAAGTATTTTTTCAGCAAGCCGTCTGGCGTTTCTTTCCTCAAGATTTACAGCCTTTCCTTGTATCTCGATTCTTATTGATGCCGTCGTTTCGACAGCGCATTGTAAGAATGGCTCGTTGCTTAACGTAACAAAGCGATTAGCTGTCTCAGAGTCATAGAAGTTTAGTTTTATCTCATCCATAGTATGATTATAAATTTTAAGTTTATGATATGCTATAATTTAACAAATGATTAAACTTTAATCAACATGGACAAACTCGACCCTACGACAGATAAGCGCGAAACAGACATAAACGGATTCATTGAAGTACTGGACAATCCGGTGCTAATGGAAGGCGTATATCCGTATATTTCGCCTCCTGGATCACGATTGCCCGATACTGTTTATATGGTGTTTCGTGGCGAAGAAGAGTTGTCTAAGCCGGAAACGCTAGAGTCATTACGTCTAATGCCTATCGTAGATTTGCACCCGACAGCGCCCGAAATGTTAGGTGATAGTGATAACGCTATCAAGCCAGAGCAACACGGCATACACGGCACAGTGGGAGAGCGCATAGCGTTCAATGCTAGTGGCGCACAAGGCGCAGGGATATACGCTAATCTTAAGCTTATTTCTAGCGAGATTCGAGACAAGATTGACAACCAAGGCATTAAAGAGTTAAGCCCTGGTTACTGGGCAAGATATGACTATACGCCAGGCGAATATAACGGCATCAAATACGATGCTATTCAACGAGATATTAAGTTTAACCATTTAGCATTAGTACCAGACGGCAGACAAGGCGCTGCGGTATCCGTGCTAGATCAAATGGAAAATCCAATTTTTAATCAACCCCCAAACGAGGTAAAAACTATGCAGCACTCCCCGGAAAAACTGCAAAAACTCGCTGAACTTTTGGCTAACTTTTTCGCGGAGGAGGCTACAGAAGGCACAGCCGATTCAGAGGAAAAAGAGGAAGAAAAGGAAGCGACAAAAGACGCTGATTGTGACGACGACAAAGAAGCCACAAAAGATAGCGACGATGACGACAAAGACGACGAAAAGAAAGGCACGACTGATGCGGCTATTGCTGAGTTAGTTCAAAAGCAAGTTAAATCTGCTTTGAGTATGGTTTCTGTTCGTGATTCTTTGTATGAGCAAGTTAAACCTCTTATCGGCGTTATCGATCATGCAGAATTTACGCCTGACCAATTAGCGACCTATACGCTTAAGAAGATAGGTGTAGCAGCCGAAAAAGGCAGTGAGCTTGCCTTCCTTAAGGGCTATCTGTCTGCTAAACCAGCATCAAGCGCAACCATTGACCATGCGGAACAAACGCACAGTCAAGACTCCAAATTAACCCTCGGAGATTTCAAATAATGGCTTATCAATCAGCAGTATCAAGCTTTTTTACCGCTCCAGCGGTCCCTGGTGAGATTATCTTCAATGGTCCAGCACCATTAGTTGAGTCTCGTATCATCAACAGTTCAGCCGCAACCGACAACGTTTTCGGCTATGTGTTAACTGAAGTTTCCGGCGGCGACGTTCAAACGGGAGCAGTTGCTAGAACCGGCGGAACTGGTGTTGTTGCCGGTATTTTGGTTCAGCCTAAAGCAGCGGCGACATTCGGAACTACTGCCGGTGGCCCATTAGCTGCGACACTCGTATTGCCTGACAACTCAACGTCACAAGTGTTGAAACAAGGCCGCGTTGCTGTTGTGTTGCCTAATGCGTCTAATATTGGCGACGTGGTTACTTACAATACAACCACTGGCGCAATTGCTGACACGTTCGCAGCTACAGCCGCATTCACTGCCGCGCAATCGACCACGACTTTAACGGTATCCGCTATCACAGCCGGGAACATCGGGGTGGGTTCGGTTATTAAAAATGCTTCCGGTGAAATTCTGGGAACAGTTATTGCTCTTGGAACAGGAACAGGCGGCACAGGTACTTATACCTTAAACACTTCGGCTACCGTAGCAAGCGCGGCAATGACGGCAAACAGCCAAGCTACTACAGCCAGCACAAAACTGATTCCTAATACAGTGGTTGATACCTACGCGGTAACATCCGGCGCTGTTGGCATCATCTATGTTAACTTGACCTAAAGGATACCCTAAATGAATCAAGCAACACGTATCAACTTTAGCGTATCCGGCAGACAAGCGGCTAACTATTACGCTAACCTTAACAAGCACTTTGGCACAGCAGATTCGGCGAAAGCTAATTTGACTGGCGTTCAGGATGCTAAATTAGCGGCAAGCTTAGGATTTCCTACGATTGACGCGCAACCAGCATCGTTAACGACAACCGCGTCAATTACCAACCCGGTGCAGTTCTTACAAACGTTCCTGCCCGGCACTGTTCGCGTATTGCAAGCACCAACCACGCTCGAGGAAGCTATCGGTTTCACTCAAGCGGCAACATGGGAAGGCGCTGAAGTCGTTCAACAAATCATGGAGTGGACAGGCTTTACTCGTGAGTATGGCGATTGGCAAGCAAAGCCAACAACCTCATGGAATCGTAACTTTGACAAGCAAAACATTGTTCGTTTTGAGGTTGGCGTTAATGTAGGTCGCTTGGAAGAAGCAAGAGCTGCGCATAGCAATATTAGCGACGCGAACGAGAAGCAAGGCGCAGCAACCTTGATTCTTCAGCAAATATTGAATGATGTTGGCTATAACGGTTACAACTCAGGGAACAATCTGACATTTGGTTTCTTAAATAACCCGAACTTACCGGCCTATGTTCCTGTTGCTGATAATGCTGGCGCAACATCTAAACTTTGGGCTAACAAAACTTGGCTGGAGCGTCAAAAAGACATTATCTCATGGGCTAACGGTTTATTGACTAACTCAAAAGGTCGCGTCAATGTTAAAACTCAACCTTCAACATTGATGATCCCGCTAGCATTGGATAACTTCTTTTCAAGCACAACCGATCTAGGCTATAGCTTGAAAAAATGGTTTGATGATAACTATCCAATGGCGCGCTTAATGGCGGTTCCTAACCTGGACTTAGCGGCATCAGGCTTGAACGCGGTTTACTGGTTTGCCGATTCTGTACCTGATTCAGGAACAGATGACGGCTCGACCTTCCGTCAAGTAATTCCTGCTCGCATGGTATCATTAGGTACTGAGCAACAAGTCGGCGGTTATAAAACAGGCTATTCATGCGCTACTGCCGGAACGTTCGCGTTAAGGCCATTCGCTGTTTATCGCGCATCTGCGATGTAAAAAGGATTAGGGATTCCTGGTCGAATTAAAGCCTCGGTGGATTCATCGGGGCTTTAGTTTGTCTTTAACATGGATAGTGATATAATTCAACAAATATTTTTAAGATTAGAAAAATCAAGAGGACAGAATGTCACACTACGTTTATTCCACATCCCCGACAGACTTTGCATTTACGCCATACCATAAAAGCCCGGACGGATCATCCTTGATTGCTGGAGATCCTGTCCTGATTAAGGGTGGCGCACAATTGCCTGATAAGACGGCTAACCATTTATATACTCCGAACGGCATGGTAACGGTAATTACCGATAAACAAGCTGATTATCTTAAGACGGACTTAGCATTTAAACAGCTTGTCGAATTTGGCTATATGCGTATCGAAGCCAAGCGAATCGATGTTGATGCGGCAGTTGGTAAAATGGAGCTACCAACTAAGCAAGAAGGCGCGCCTATTACTGACTCAGACATTGATCAAATCGATACAATGGATGATGATGTCGAGGTTAAGATTAATGATAAGAAAGCGAAGAAACGATAATGACTTTGCTTACTATCGACATTCCGGTATTTAGGCAACAATTTCCGGCTTTTGCGAATACAACATCATTCCCGGATGTAATGATTCAAATGTACTTCGATATGGCAACGAATTACATTAGTAATGAAAACTATGGTTTTCTGAAAGACTCGTCAAGGCTGTTAGCGATCTATTTAATGACGGCGCATTTACTTGCTATTGCTGACGGCATCAATACCGGAAAACTTGTACAGCCTGTTATTAACGCAACCGAGGGAACTGTATCGGTCGGCTTTGCTCCTCCGCCATTTAAGGACGGGTGGGAATGGTGGTTAAGTGCTACTCCATACGGACAGCAGTTATGGTCATTATTAAGCGTTAAATCTTCAGGTGGCTTTTATATTGGCGGTTCTAATGTCCGTTCAGGCGTCCGCAAACCTCAAGGGTGGTTTTGATATGATTAATAGTAGAAAGCTTGACGATTTAACTCCCGTTGTTCATTCGAAGGCTTTGCTATGGCTTAAAGAGTGCGAGAAGCAAGGCCACAATGTATTGGTGACAAGTACATTTAGAGACTTTGAAAGCCAAAATGCGCTATATGCACAAGGACGAACAAAGCCGGGTCGTAAGGTCACTAATGCTAAAGCCGGGCAGTCATTTCATAATTACGGCGTGGCAATCGATTTTGTTCCTATTATTAACGGTAAACCGGACTGGAACAACATTGCTAACTTTAAAGCTATTGCAGATATAGCAAAAAGGTTCGGCTTTGAGTGGGCCGGTGATTGGAAACGCTTTAAAGAGTACGCGCACATACAATACACAAATGGACTAAAGTTATCAGACTTTCAAGCCGGTAAATTGCCTAAATGAGCTTAAAGGACCTACAAAAAAAAGTCAAAGCCTTAAGCAAGGTTAAAGTTGATACAGGATGGTTCGAGTCATCGCGTTATCCTAACGGAACTCCTGCGGCATACGTGGCGACTATTCAGGAATATGGTTATCAGGGAGGAGGCGTTAATATTCCGCCTAGACCTTTTATGCGGCCTGCCGAAGCAGATAATGGCGTTAAATGGATTAAGCGCGCACAGGTTAATGCTGATAAATTCCTAAAAAACGAAATGTCGATTGAGGCATCATCAAATCAGTTAGGGATGCAAGTACAAAACGACATTCTTGACAAGCTTGTCGGGCCTCATGCGCCATTGAGCAGAATAACATTGTTGCTTAGAAAGTGGCGTGACGAAGGCATAGAAATAAATAAATCGACAGTCGAGAGAGCTAGGCGAGAAATTGCTAAAAATCCAAACATACAGGTATCATCAAATACTAAGCCATTGGACGATACAAACTATTTAATTACATCGTTAACTTACACGGTAGACGCATGAATCTGCACGGCATAGTATCGAGCGCTATAGGCACAATAAACCCTTTTATTGATGCGGTACTTCGTGAGAATACCGGCTTTACTGTTGCGCTAGACGGCTCACGAACGCCATCATTTAATGATTATGTTGCACAAATACAAGTACAAGCACAGACAGAAGATCAACTTGCATTCTCAATGAATCAAGGTTTTCAGGGTGTTTTGCGCTCGGTTTATCTTAATGGTAATTGGACAGGTATCGTTAAAGCGGATCAAACAGGAAACGACGAACTTTATTTTAACGGCTATCGCTGGATGATTTATCACGTTATCGAGATATGGCCTGATTGGTGTCATGTGTTGGTTGCTCAGCAAACCAAATCAACTGTCGTTAATCTCAATACGCTTCCTGGCATTAATCTGTCGTCTGTTCAAGCATCAGTTAGCACAGAACTGCCGCCACCAATAGATTAATTATGGCTATCATACAAGACATTATTGAATTTAACGTATTCTCGCTATTACGAGCAGGGCTTGAAGCGATAGTTGGTCAGCCGGTTTATAAAGGACTATCGAACGAGGTTCCTATGCCAGCCGTTGATTATATTATGCTCAATCCCGTAATGCAGATTAGGCATGGCACGAATGAAACAGAATATCAAGACAATATCGATAATTTAATCAGGCATGAGTCAGCACAATATGATTACGTCATTCAAATTGATTGTTACGGGAACAATTCAGGAAATACAATCAACGTTATTAATTTACTCTTTCGGTCTGATTATTTCGACTCTAGCGGTCTTGTCCCGTTTTATACATCGGAGCCAAGACAGTTAACATGGGAAGACTCAACAAGGCTGATGGTCGAACGTTGGCACATGGATTTGCATATCTCTTACAATCCGACGGTAAGTATTGAAACAGAAAGCGCGATAGAGTTAGATGTCACAGTAAATGAGCCTGTCAATTATTTGCCTTAATTTCGTGTATGAATGTCGAAATATCAACAATGTTATAATTTAATAGAATATATTCATATACACACTCCCGGAGTATTAACCAATGCCAACCATACCTTTATCGGATATTGTTGATATAAACGCAAATGTCTTGAGTGCTGGCGGCGCTCAAATTGACATGAATAGCGTCTTTATCACAAATAACATTCTAATGACAAATAACCAGCTTTTGTCATTTTCAAATACGGATGATGTCGGGGATTTTTTCGGCTTCGATTCTGATGAATATAGAATGTCCACAGTTTACTTTAGCGGCTATTCTATCGCGCAATCTCGCCCCGGTCTACTTTATTTTTATAAAGTGTTAGGGGATGCAACATCAGCGGTACTAACTGGCTCCCAAATCACGCTAACGTTAACCGAATTACAAGACCTGCCACCAATTGTAGACGGCTCAGAGCTAACGATAACAGTTGATGGCGATATTTACACGGCGACGGCGGTCAATTTTTCGGCAGCAACGAGCTTTTCTGATGCGGCGAATATTCTGCAAACTGCATTTGATGGAGTTACACCAGCTCCATTTACGATTACATGGAATGCCACAACAAGTAATTTTGTTGTTACTGCCGATTCTGTTGGCGTATCAAGCACCATAACATTTATGTCAGCGTCAGTTAGTACCATGAATGAATCATTGGGCTTAGCGTCAACAAGCACAGGCGCTTTTTTAACACAGGGGTCAGACGGTGTTACTGCTGCCGAAATACCGGCGCAAATGACTGCGTTAACCGATCAAACAAGGAACTGGGCAACATTTACTTTTGTTCAAGACATTCCGTTAGATATTAAAGAAGCTTTGGCTGACTGGGTTAATACCAAAAATGCGGAGTTTGTTTTTCTTTGTTGGACAAACTCAGACGGCTCTAGCAATACCAGCTTAACCACTGGCGAAATCTGGACGTACGTTAGAGAAAACGATTTACAAAATGTTTTCTTGATAGGTAAACAGCCATCTATATCCAATCCAAAGATCGAAGAGCATGCAGCTTTTGCGGCTGGTGTTGCGGCGAGTATTGATTTCAATCAAACAAACAACAGGCCGACTTTTAAGTTCAAAAACCAATCTGGCTTAACTCCCGGTGTAAATAACCAAACGATTAAAGATCACTTGGAAACCAATGGTTTTAACTATTACGGAATCTGGGGCGAGAACAACCAAGACTTTAGATTCTTGGCTCCCGGTCAAGTATCAGGGCCTTTCCGTTGGATGGATTCATTAATAAACGCTATCTACATGAAGCGTAGAATGCAGTTTACCTTGACTACATTGCTTGTGAGCGTACCTAGCATACCTTATAACCAACAAGGCTATCAAGGCTTAATTGCACAGTCGTTACAAGATGATATTAACTCATTCTTGAACTATGGTGCTATCCGTGTCGGTGTTAGACCAACAAGCACACAAACAGCGGCAATTACTTTTGCGGCTGGGCTTGATATATCCGAGGCTTTATTTGTCAAGGGTTATTTCTTACAAGTAAAAGACCCAGGTGGAGCAGCAAGAGCTAACCGAACGAGTCCGACTATAAACTTCTGGTATATGGACGGCGGCTCGGTTCACGAAATTAACCTAACTTCGACAATGGTGCAATAATGGCTAATAATCGTACTTTAACGGCTGTCAATGCAATCGTAGCCGTAGTTGTTCCAGGCTTGTTTCCGGTTCCTCAGATTATTGATGGCTTCGAGATTGAAGATAACTTCACATCCGGCGCTATTAATATTGCGGAAACGACACTGACGCTAGATGGTGAGCTGGAAGGCGGGTTCGTTTATTCGACCGTACCTTTTAGGCTTAACTTACTACCAACGTCAAACAGTAAGAAATTCTTTGTTGACTATTTGCAAGCATCGCGCACGAATCAGGATATGTTTCGCGCTAACTTCAGTGTGACGATGATCGGCGAAAAGACGCAATACACGCTTACTAACGGGATTTATATTAGCGGTCAAGTGATACCAGACGTTGCGAAGATTCAAAAAGCAGTACCTTTTGAGTTCCTGTTCTCAAGTAAAAATGTCACTGCCGTATCAACTCTATAATATAAGCTATGGATTTATACAGCGCAATCATCATTTTAATAGTTGCAACTATCGCCGCGCAAGCGGCGGTCTTTTATATCAAGGATCGTAAGAATGGCTAGATACACCAAGGTTTTAAAAATTGAACCTACAGGCAAGAGGGATTCGGGTAAAAGTTACTTGATAACTGAAATGGATGCTCACAGTTCGTTTAAGTGGGGATGCAAAGCGGTATTGGCATTAATCAATGCCGGTGTTAACTTGCCGGACGGCTCAGAGCATTTGGGCATGGCTGGCTTAGTCGGGATAACGCTATCAAGCTTAAAGACTGGCTTAAAATGGGAAGAAGCGGAGCCGTTAATGGATGAATTAATGACGTGCGTTCGGTTCATTCCCGATCCTGCAAAGCCCGACATTGTGCGCGACATATACCCAGGCGACATTGAGGAATTTACTACTATCGCATTGCTACATTCAGAGGTGTTAAAGCTCCACATAAATTTTACTTAGGCCGCAATCCCTTAGACTTAGGGTTTATAGCGGCATCTAAGCACGACACGGCGGAATATAAAAACATTAACCCAATGCTAGGGATGATAATTTCAAAGCGCCTAGCAACGCTAAAAGAGCTTAATACGTTTTATGGTATAAGTGACGTACTCGATATGATGGAAATCATAACCGTGGACGCATACAACGACTATCAGTCAAGGCGGCGCAATGTCTAACATTATCGAAAAATACATTATCTCGATGGGCTACGACGGCAAGAAAGCCGTCGAAGGGTTAGCCGCGACTGATAAAAGCTTAGACAAAGTTAAAAAAGCATCAAAAACCGTTGGCAAGTCAATGAAAGACGATGCTAACGCAACAGCGAAAGCTTATGCCGGTATTCGCACAGAGCTGACATTACTTGCCGGTGCGTTCGTTAGCGTTAGCGGTATAAAAAGCTTTTTAAGCAGCTCAATAAGCGACATTACAAAACTTGGTTATGCCTCCAAGAATCTAGGCATGACTACGGAAAAACTAGAGCAATTCCAGCTTGCTAATGAAAAGATGGGTGGTTCTAAAGGTGGAATTACCAGCTACCTAACGAAAGTCACAAAAGAATTAGGCGAGTTGCAAACTCACGGTCGCGGCATGTTTACCGAGGGCGGCGATTTATATAGCTTTTTAGCTCGACTTGGCAATCGATCAACTAATGATTTAAAATCGGGTGAGGATGCTGTATATCTCATTTCCGATATGCTTAAAGAGGCATTCTCAGAAAGTGAAGCAACGGGATTAAATGTCGCTGAAAGACTAGGTATCGACGGCGAAACGTTAAACCTATTGCGTTTAGGCTCTAAAGAAGTTCGCGCGTTTATCGAAGAACAGAAGAAGTACGCGACAATATCAGCTCAAGAAGCTAAAGCGACTCAGCAATTTAGCATTGAGATCGATAATGTAAAAGACAGCTTTACGTCAACAAGTCGTGAAATATTTATAGGCTTACTGCCAGTCCTTAAGCAAGTTAACTCTACTTTCGGCGAGCTAGGCGAATGGTTCAATAAGAATAAAAGCAGTATTGGCGAAACTATAGGGTCATGGACGACCAAAGCATCAGAGTTTATAAAGTCGCTATTCGGTGACGATAACAAGATTCAAAACACGCTTGATAACTGGGCTAGTAAATTCGAGCGACTTATATCGTCATTAGAAAAACTAGCAAAGGCAGCAGGGATTGTTTCCGATACCTACGAGTTTTTAAATCCTGATGAATACAAAAAAGATCCAAACAGAATTCGCAAGCAATCGGGCGGAATATCGCCTTTAGTCGAACAATATTACCCGGCAATAAAAGGCGCATTAACTGGTAAGCCTGAAAAACAATTAGCTGATGCAGCTAAAAAATATGGCTTTGATTACAATAAAGTTAGAGGCGCGTTTTCTGATGCGTCAAAACAATACGGAGTCGATGAGTCGCTATTGATGGCGCAAGCGTACCAGGAAAGTCGATTTAATCCTAACGCAGGATCAAGCGCCGGTGCTGTTGGATTTTCTCAATTTATGCCAGAAACTGCTAAAAAATATGGGCTAAAAGATAGGCGCGACCCGGTTCAAAGCATACACGCTCAAGCCCGTTACATGCGTAAAATGATGGATCAATTTGGAGGCAGAGAAGATTTAGCTTTAGCGGGATATAATGCCGGTGAGTACAGGAAGTCGTTAAATGCTGGGATGGTTCCAAACATACCAGAAACGCAAAACTATGTTAAAAAGATTATGTCCGATGTAAACAACATACGCGGAGCATCTTCTCAATCGGTAAATAATTCAACATCGAACGCGCAAACGGTAAATATCAATACATTAAATCTTAAATCCGATGACACTAACGGCATGATGAAAGACATCATAAGCAAGTCATCGACTCCAAAAATGTCGAATCAATTCTCAAATAGCGGAGTTAGATAATGGCGTTATTACCTCCAGGCGTACCGGCATTACTAAACGGGTTTAATTCTTTTGTTGGCACGATAATAGAGGTTGATTCAGTAATAAATCAGCTTTTCGAGCTATTTGGCGATGCTCAGTCTAGTTGGGGTATTTACGAAAAAGACCTTGAGACAATCGCGCTTGAATTTGATGGATTTGTGGAATTTGGCATTGATGATGCGTCTCAAATTGCCGGGTATCGTATTGAAGAGGGTCAGTTCGGAAGTTATAACAAAGTTGATAGCCCGTTCGAAATTGTCTTAACTGGCGTTAAAACAGGAACAATTAATGAGATAGATGCTTTTTTACGTAAGCTTAAATCAATTAGTGGAGACATAAAGCTTTATTCTGTCGTTACTAAAGGACAGATTTATAGTGATGTGAATATGTTAAGATATTCCTATAGAAGATCCCCGGAAGCAGGATTTAACATACTATATATAACAATGGTGTTTGTTCAGATACAAAGCACAGATGAGGTTCAATTTAACGTTCCTACAAAGACTCAGTCAGGGCAAAAGATCGTAGACAATGGCACAGCATCAACAACAAAAGTCACTCAATAAGATATAGATATAATGAGACAGATCCCATTAACGCCAGGGCAAAATCAAACTCTAAAAGTTATCTTGTCGGATCAGCTTTGTAAGTTAACGGTTTACGAAAATTCGACAGGGCTATATTTAAACTTATCCGTCAATGCTGTTGTTGTCCGTGACTCCGTGCTATGCTTAGATCGAGTTGAAATGATAACCGACGATTATTTAGGCTTTATCGGTCGCCTTATGTTTGTTGATACCGAAGGAGCAAGCGATCCAGTATCAAGTGGGCTAGGAACTCGGTATCAATTATATTATTTAGAGCCTGGAATTGATTTTTAAATTGTAAATGTCGTAAATGACTCAATGTTTCCTTTGTTTTTGTAATAAACTGTCGCCTTTTTATTTTTTTCTAGCGCTTCTTTTATTTTGTATAAAAGAGGAATATTATCAACAAAACATTCATCTTTTAATTGTTCGTAAGTCACCTTTAAAGATCTTGCTGGATGCATAGAGCTTACAACCGTGACTATCGTATTATCATTGATTTTCATTTAACGCTCATAAGTGAATAACTATTAAAAATGATATGATATGTCGAACAAAATAAAATATCAATAAAAATTTAATGTCATTCCTAAATCGCGAGTTAACTGTAACATTAAAGCTTAAGCAGGGCTTTTTTAAGGAAGCCGAATCAGATAGCGTAACTCTGTCTGGGCATAGAGTTAGCCTTGTAATTAACTCCCCAGGCGGTCAGTCGACTGGAAACGCGCATTGTGTTATTTATGGAATGTCTAAAAGCCTAATGAATCAATTAACGGCAATTGGCGCGGTTAATAACCAAAACATCGGCAATCAGATTTCGGTCGAAGCAATGTCAATCGATAGCGAAGGGAAGCGAAGTCAAAACACAGCTTATTCCGGCACTATACAGGCATCATGGGCAGACTTTACCAATCAGCCGGACGTAATGCTTCAAGTTGTAAGCACTGGTGGTTTATTGCTAGATATTAAGCCTGTTAGTCCGACTTCATTCGACGGAAATACTAGTGTTGTTGATGTAGCTTCGGAATTAGCAAAAGAAGGCGGATTAACGTTAATCAATCACGGTGTATCCGGTCAGCTAAACGATCCATACTACGAAGGATCGACATTAACAAAAATAAGAAAATTATCGTTAGCAGCTAACATTAAATTTGACATTGACGAAGTAAATAATACGCTGAGCATCTATCCTCAAGACGGATTAATTGACGGCGATGTTCCTTTAATATCTCCATCAACTGGACTTATTGGCTACCCGGCATTTTCGCAGAATGGAATTATAGTTAAGTCGTTGTATAATCCCGTTATTCGTAATAATACACGCGTTAAACTCGAATCATCGCTTGAGCAAGCTAACGGTGAATTTGGCGCGTATGACGTAACACATACCTTAGAGGCGTATAACCCTCAGGGCGGCGGCGTATGGTTTACCGAATTTAGGGCATTTAGAGCGCCATGAGCATAGAAGAGGGCTATAAGCCTATATTCCCAGTTACAGTTACAAGCGACCCGTACAACGAGCAATCATCGCTTTTTCAGTCGATGCTTAATCGCGTTAATACGTGCGCTCTTGTCAAGGTCGTTAAGGTTAATGCAGCGCAAAAACAGATAAACGTTCAGCCACTTGTGACTATGGTTGATGGCTATAATAACGCTATTCCGCATGGCATTGTTTATAACATCCCTTATCTTCAATATCAGTTCGGGAATGCGTCGATTATTGCGCCGCCTAAAGTCGGTGATATTGGCGTGTGTGTCTTTGCTCAAAACGATATAAGCAATGTTAAGGCTACTCAAAAGGAATCATTGCCAGCAAGTTTTAGACAGTTTAGCTACTCGGACGGTATTTATATTAGCGGCGTTCTTAATCCGGCGGCAACTCAGTATATTGAATTTCTGGAAAACGGAATAAATATTGTGACGGATGGCGAGTTAAATATAACCTCATCCGCATTAAAACATAATGGCGTTAATGTTGGCAGTACACATATACACGATGGCGTTCAGCCCGGTTCGGGAAATTCAGGAGGTCCTAGCTAATGGCAAACACAGTGCTTCTAAACCCTCGAACATGGGATTTAATTCTTAATTCTTCTCGGTCGATTGCAATGGCTTCGGAACCTTACGCATTAGCGCAAGACGTGGCTTCGGCGTGTAAATTGTTCAAGGGGGAGCTATGGTACAATACGAATAAGGGAGTACCATATTTCCAGAGCATATTAGGCTACAGGCCGCCAATGTCTTTACTTAAAGACGAATTCCAGAAAGCCGCTTTATCCGTGCCTAATGTTGTGCAAGCAAGCGCGCAATTCAACCCGGTAACGGGTGAAAGACGATTAACCGGGCAGCTTAAATTTACAGATCAAAACGGCATTACATCGGGGATTAAACTTTGACCGCAATACCGATCTTACAATGGAACGATACAGGCTTAAAAGCGCCGACAGAACCGGAAATCTTAGTCGGTGCGCTAACCGACTGGGATAATGCGTTTGGTGCTGAGCTGGATAAAAACTTAGAGACCCCCCAAGGTCAGCTATCAACAAGCTTAACCAATATCATTGGCGAGTTCAACGACATGGTTTTAAACCTTGTAAATCAGGTTGATCCGCAATTTGCATCAGGTTTTATGCAAGATGCAATCGGTAAAATTTATTTCTTAGAGCGCAAACCGGCTGTAGCAACGTCGGTCGATTGTGTGTGTACTGGCTTATCGGGAACAACAATTCCAGCCGGAACTCGCGTTATTGACGAAAACAATAATATTTACGAGTGTCAGCAAACCGGACAAATCGGCGTAGCATCAACAGTTACTCTGCCATTCGCTAATATTGCTACCGGGCCGATAGCTGCGCCGGCGAATACAGTTAATCGAATTTATAGGGCTATTCTTGGATGGGAGTCTGTCAATAATCCAACAGACGGCGTGATAGGTGTTGATGTTGAGAGCAGAGCAGCATTCGAGCTACGCAGAAAATCATCTGTTTATCTTGGCTCACAAGGTCAGCTCGACTCAGCTTATGCGGCTGTATTTGCGCTTGATAACGTGCTTGATGTTTACGCTACACAAAACCTTACAGCGACAACAGAAACGATAGGCTCAACAAGCTATTCTCTTGATCCGGGCGAAGTTTACATAGCCGTACAAGGCGGAAACTCACAGCAGATAGCCCAAGCAATATATAGCAAGATTGTTGCGACAGCGTTAGTAGGCAATACAACGATTAACGTCACGAGCCAGTTATCAGGACAGGTTACAGCAATTACATTTAATAGGCCGAGTGCTTACGCAATTGTGTTTGAGATTGATATTAAAGACGATCCGTTATTACCTGGAAACGTGATTGATCTCGTTAAAGAGGCGGTATTCAGCGCATTTAACGGAAATAATAATAGCGAACGCGCCAAGATAGGATCAACAATATTTGCATCAAGCTTTTACGCGCCAATTTCGCTTATCGACTCACGAATCAAGCTTATTCAAGTTCAAGTCGGACACACAGTCCCAGGGCTTGCAAATTCTGTTGATGTTGGGATAGATCAGTTTCCGACACTAAACATCAGTGATATTACAGTTAACTTAATTTAGGATTTAAACCAATGGCATCTGCTAACTTTACCAACATAACGCGCTCTTTTATTAAGGGCGAAATCGATTTTGATACAATCACTTGCAAAGTCATGCTTTTATCGGCAGTTCCAAGCGCGTCGAACCTAGATACGTGGGTTAACCGCTCGGATATTACGACTGAAATAACCGGTACTGGTTACACTTCTGGAGGTATCGCTCAAGCATTTACTTTGCCAGCATTGGACACTACGAACAACAGGCAAGCGGTAAACTATACCAACATATCAGCCGGATGGACAAGCGCGACGTTCACATGCGCGGCGGCGGTTATTTATGTTGATACCGGATCAGCAGCAACCGACAAGCTTTTACACATGCTTGATTTGGGTGCTCAAGCTGTAACGGCAGCAAGCTTCGGAATCACATACGACACTCCTTTCTACTTGACATCGGTGTAATACTATGGCGGATTTAAAAATATCCGACTTGCCTACTGATATTGTCGCGCTGGCGGCAGGGGATAAATTTCCTGTCGCTGATGCTAGTGCGTTAACTGCAAACACCTATTGTACCGCTCAAGAAGTAAAAGATTACGTAACGTCGGACTTCATGTTTAGGCAGTTGCTTGTTGATCATGAATTAACAAGCTCGAACACTATTCAAAATATGTTCCCATCTCCGTCGTCTATTACATTATCGGCTGGCGAGTACGAATTTGAGTGTTTTTTTATTGTCGCAGGAATGAGCGCTACATCAGGGAATATGAAACTGACGCTAACATCAAGCTCGATAGGTATTGGGATATTTATAGGCGTGGTTGGTATTGATGGTGTAGGCACGGCGGCACAACAAACTGGAACATGGGTAGTGGCTAATGCGACACCGGGAAACATGGTGTCAGCATCAACAAGCACATCGCTGTTCGCTCGCGCATTCGGGAGATTTACTATGGATACATCAGGGACGTTAACACCACAAGTAACGTTGTCTGCTGCGTCGGCGGCTTCGCTTTGGGCTGGTACATATATGAAAATAAATAGGTTATCAGACCTTGGGGTTACATCAAAAGGCGACTGGTCATAAAAAATAATGGCTAACAATTTTACATTACAAGACGGATCAGGATTACTATCTTTACAAGATGGGAGCGGATTATTTACGCTTCAATCTGCGTCTAGTGATGTTATTGCTAATGCTTCCTTTGCTGGTATTACAACATCAGCATCTAATGTAAGCGCCGTCTTAAATCTTAATGCGGCGTTTAATGGTGTTTCGGCTGTTACTCCGACTGCGACGGCTGTTACCGTTAATACTGTTATTGCTCACGCCAGTTTTGCTAATCTCGAAGCGTCAAGCATTGCCGTAAGAGTTGCGATTACAAGCACTTCAAGCTTTGGCGATGCATTAGCCTCAAACCCGGAAGTATCAGCTAATCAGTCTGCTTCAGCATCGTTTAATAGTATTAACGCTTCTGGCACGACTGTCATCTCTATTGTTTCGGCTAGCGCAACAATAAAAGCACTTGAGTTAGCCGCTCCGAACGCACACGCTCAAACCGATACAGTCGCTGTTGTAAGTATAGCCGCCTTAAGCCTGTCTGCTCCCGCCGTTTCTGTCGCGTCGATAACAAATGCAAGCTTTAGCGGCATATCAGCAGAGCATCCGACAGGGACAGGATACACTGACTCTGTTACGGCTTTCGCGTCATTCGCGCAGCTAACGGCTTCAAATCCAACAGCCTCGGTAATTATTGAGTTTCCGATACACAAGACAATAATACGTCAATATGAAGAATCGCCAACAATTAACGCTGTTGTAAATAGCTATTCTCAGACAATAGACGCTAAGTATTTGTTCGATAGCTTTTACAATAACATTTGGAATATTGATACAGCAAACAGTCAAGGCTTAGATATATGGGGACGAATTGTCGGTGTATCTCGCTATTTGACTTTACAAAACAGCGATTATTTCGGCTTTGATCCAGATTTTCAGCCATTTAATAACGCGCCTTTCTTCGGCGCTTCAGCTATTAACGACCAATACCGACTAAGTAATGACGACTTTAGGCGCGTAATAAAAGCGAAAGCCTTAGCTAACATAACCGGAACAACAATTCCCGGTATTGAGCTAGTATTACAGCAATTATTTTCAGTGCGCGGAAAAACTAAAGTTAGAGTTGTTGGCTTTAAAGAACTAGATTATGTATTTAAGTTTGTGCCTACGGACTTAGATACTGCAATAATAACCGCACCGAACTTACTGCCGATCCCTGCAGGACACACAATAAACAAATTATTTGAGCCTTAATTATGCCTATCTCAAACCCTAGTGAAATGATCCCTCGTGAGTTTGCTTATGATGCAGCTCCGATAAATATAAACACAATACCAAACACAACAGCAAGCGAACAGGCAGCATCTTTTGAGCTTGGATTTCCACCTAAGACA